CGTTGCCGCCGCTTGAGCGCCTGACTGTGTTGCCACTGTCACAATGTTCGCGGTGTTTAGCGTTTCAGTGCGTAAAATAACCACTGACGAAATTGACGCAAACGCCGTCGGATTATTCCAAGTTATCGTTGCGCGTCCGTTTGTTGGCGTTGTCTGTGTAACGCCGACCAAAGTTGCGACCACTGTGTTAGCCGCTGGACTTGACCAAGTTGCGCTCGCTGTCGATGCGCCTGTGGATAAGCCGTCGCCACTTGCAACGGTTATCGCCGCGCCAACTGCCGATGCGGTAGCGGTAGCGGTTGACGTACCTATTGACGCGTTTGCGCTTGCGCCAATTCCAACGCCTAGCATATCTTGTATTGACAAGTTGCTTACTGAAAAATCAACCCATGTCGAAGTCGCAAATAATAGTGTTGATTGCGTGCCTGTTGCTGTGTAATAAACAGTTTTTAATGTGCCTAAACTATTAGGGTTTAATCCTGACCAAATACCATTGCCACCCGTGCCTTGATAAACGAATAAATAAGCGTTATTAACGCCAATTTGCCACGTAATCGCATAAGTTTTGCCTATTACAGTCGCAAAATCTAATGAAACCCTATTTCCTACCGCCCCCGTTGAGCCTGTAGTTGAATAAAAGCCTGACGCTGTAATTGCTGATAATACGTTGTTGTAAGGCGCGTAATTCGCAAAACTAGCACTTGCGAGTTCGTTGCCGCTCAAGTAGTTAGAGCGCCCTGCGCTTGAGCCTACCGCTGACGCAATTGACGCGCCCGTTGCCGTACTATTCGCCACGCCATTTGACACGCCTGACGCGCTAGAAATAGCCGAGCCGCTTGCTGTCGCTGTACTTGTTGCTGTACTTGTTGCGGTTGACGCGTTAGTTGACGCGCCTGTTGCCGCTGATGTTGCTGTGCCCGCTGACGAACCTGCGCCCGCTACGGTTGAGCCGCCCGTTGCGCCAACTGCCGACGCTGTGGCGCTCGCCGTACTCGTACCTGTGGCGCTTGCGATGCTCGCACCTGTGGCGCTTGCTGTACTTGTTGCGGTTGATAAGCCTGCGCCTGTTGAGCCGCTTGCATTGATGTTTAAAACACCAATAAGACCAAATAGCGACTCACCTGACATTTTTTATGCCTCCCATACCTCAAATATAAATGCGCCAAAAGCATTGTTCGCGGTTGCGTCATTTGCGCCACCGTATTTAATGCCCGTTGCCGCCACTAATGTTTCAACGCCATAAGCCGCGTCGAAAGTATGCGAGCCTGCTGTTACTGCTAATACTGCCGTCGCCTCTAGCGGAACTAATGCCGTTGCGACTGCAGTGTTGACTAATCCGCCAATAGGCGCGACACGCATGACAACGGTTGCGCCTTCAAGTACGCCGAGCAAAATTGACGGCATAGTTGTCGCACCATGTACGATGCAACGAATACGAACCAATACTTTCAAACTCGCGGGCGCTGTGAACGTCAACCGACAATTCGTTGTATCGACTGCCGTCATTGCTAACGCGGCGCTAGTTGCTTTTGTAACCGATGTGACGGGGTCGTAAACGATAGAACCTAAACAAGCCATTATGCAATCACTCCGTTAATTAAGCCTTGAGCAATTGCATACTCATACACAGCGTCAGTGATGTCATCGCCGCGCGATTTTTCCGATACTGGTGAAGCGCCAATAATGCCGACCAAAGCCGCACTGTCGATGCTGAATGTTATTTCACCGACTTTTGCGCCATTGAATAATGTTGTAAAGGTTGCCGTTGCACTCACAGCGACCATATCAACCGATAAATATGTCATCACGTATGATAATGAACCTGTGTGTGTAATCGGCATAACCTACCCCTTAAAAAAATTAATCCTCTGTGACGGCTGTCGCAACTGTCAATTGCGGCGTGACACCTGTCGAAATACTGATTGACGGACTAATTGCGCCCGCATACAGTAAATTACCGGCGCCCGACGCGCTGTCGCCAATTCCGAAGAATGTCGCGGTTGCCGTGCCTCCGGTTGCGGCCGGAAAGTTAACCGCCGCCGCCGGACTAACGCTAGTCGGCGACGTTCCCGATACGGTGAAGCCTGCGCCGCGTGTTACACCGACGCGAGCGTAAGATGTATATGCAACCTCGTTCGATGTTTGCGTTCCCGCGTCCGTTGGGTCTGCTGTGTGCAAGCTAAAATACAATAGCGTTGCCGTTCCTGCTGTGGCCGCCCATGCCGCGTTAGTTGTGCCCTTAAAAATAAGGTTTAAATATAACGCCTCTAAAAAATCGCTTTTGCCTGCCATGATATTATCCTTTGTTAGTTCGGTCGATTTCGGCCGTTTCTGTGTTTACGTGAATTGTCGTTTTGCCAATGTCAACAATGACGTCGGGCGGTGTGACATTTATATGATTATGTATTTGCATTTTCTCGGTTGGCGCCGGCTCGCTATCCGCCGGTTGTGCGGGTTGTGCTGTACGTGCCGCGACGCCTTCGGGGCTTAATGGGTCAATCGGTGCGGGCGGAGTTGGAAACGCCGCGTCGCGTTCCTCCGGTGTCATAACCTCGAGGCCGATTTGTTCGCGTACCTCGTCCGGTGTGATAACTTTATTTTGCACATAAATTTGATTGATTTGCGCTTGTACTAACGGGTCAACGCTTTCCTCGCTAGACCAACTAAATTCAATGTCGTTATAGCCGAACCATTTAAAAATGATTAGGTTCATTAAATTGGTCGTCCACGTCATAAGCGGCATTAAACCTTCGGTCAACGCTTGCTCGCGCGCTGTTTCTGCGGTCGCTCTATTTTGTTGACGGATAAATGCGGTCGGCTCAATGCTAAACGCATAACATACGATACGCGCCAACCATTCGTCATACTCGTCTTTGAGTGCGGCCGCTTTTGTTTCCATCATCTTAACGCCTGCGGGTATGAATTTCGCATGACGTCGGGCGGCTGTATTACCCTCTAACAAACTGTCGAAATAGTCTTGGAATTGCTGAATTTGGTCGGGGTTCCATTCCGGCGGTACGCCAATCAAAGCCTCGGGAACGTTGCCTTCTGTATAGTATTGTAGTTGGTGCAATTGGCGACGCATCGCAATATTGACCGTCATTATGATTTGCTCGACGGGCGAATATCCGTAAATCTTATTCGTGCGCGGATTTCGCGGCATATAAATCAGCTCGTCGCGTGAGTAATCGACGGCGTTCATGCCATGGAATACTTGTTGATAAGCCGGTTGCGGCGCAATAGGTGTGCGGCCTGTGTCATCAATAACGCGCTTAATCGTGGCGCCGTCAATAGGCTCCAACGAGTACATTTTGCCGCCTAATGTTTTGCGCGGGTATATCGTGGCCGCGTCTAAAACTAACATGTCCTCGATTACCATGCGGAGCCATGTTTGCCAAGTGTGCTCACCGTCGGGATAACGTAAAAAGTCAAGAACCTCCTGACAACGTGCGTCAACAATCGCGTCCTCGCCTTTTGTCTTAATGGTAAACTCTAGCTTTTCCATTTGGTCTTTGCGCGTTTCGATAACGAGGCGTAATAAGTCATATCCGTCAGCAAGTGCGCGCATTTGGTCGAATGTGATAGCGTCGTCGGCGCGTGGTTTAACTTTTGTATTTTGACGAAATCCGTAGTCAAATTGGCGGCCAACTGCGGCCTCCTGCGCTACTGGCGGCAATGGGTCGCCGGCTCCGAACCACTCGGGCGCCTTGCCCGTAAGCGTATATTTCACGCCCGCAACGAGGCGCGCAATCATTCCCGCGTCAATCGCTGTTTTGGTTCCTTCATTTGCCATTGTTTTATCCTTGATTATTTTTCATTTCGGCATGTTTGCGCGCATAAAAGTCTAGTAAACCGGTTGTCGTGTTATCAGACAATTCGGTCAGCGCCCAAACTAGCGCGTCCATTCTGTCGGGCGAGCCGTTCGCGTCCGGTTCTAATGGGTTGAACTCACACATTTGATTTTCTAGCCTGTCGAAACCACCAACATGATGCACGCGGTTTTGTTCGTACATGGCCGCTATAGGCTCCGCGCGTATTGTCTTACCGCGTGAGGCGTGTACGCTTTTGTATGATACGTTTCTATCAACTTGACGAATAACAGCCTCCACCAAGTCGCCGCCGTTGTTTACCTCCGCGATTATGCGGTCGGCTTTATGTTCAAAATACTCGTCAACACCGGCACGCGCCCACTTTTCCGGCGATGCAATTAACGACGCGTCAGTTAATATATAAAAATGGTCATCTACGCCACGCCCTGCAACTATAATTCCTGTTTCGTCGCTGTTTTCTTTACTTGTCACGGCTGGGTCAATCGCAACGACAATTCGTTTCATTCGCGGCGCAACCTTTACACGGTTGTCGTCAATGTTTTTAAGTTGCCAAAGCGCGCTCGGGTTGTCGTCGAGGATTTCGGCGTTCAATTCTTGCCGGCCGATGCGTGTGCCTTCGTATGTCTTAATGATTGACGCGAAAAAGCTCGGCGCTAAATTTGAGCGATTATCGTATGTACTGCCACGCGTTAAAATTGTCGCGGGGTCGTTTACGATTTCTTTAATTAATTTTGTCGGCTTTGGCGTCGTTGTTAAACACGCTTGCGGTAATTGGCCAAGTCGTAATCCGAATTTTGCTTGAACCCAACTTTCGGGATAACGCCATGCGGCCACCTCGTCACACCAAATTTTTTCGTGTTGCTTGCCGCGTAGTCGTTCCGGCTCGTCTGCCGTGAATATTAACGACTTGGCACCATTAGGCCACTCGAGCCGACGTTTGCTTGGCACGTAGCGCGGACGTTCGTTTGCGGGGCATATCGCTAATATACCGCTCTCGCCCTCTATCATAATATCGCGGGCATCGTCGGCGGTCGCACCGATTAAGTTAACGTAACTCGTTATTTTCGTTTGTTCGCGCACCCATTCTGCGCCGGTTCTTGTCTTACCGTAACCACGTCCGGCCATTATCAACCAATACGACCAAGTACCGCTCGGCGTTAATTGGTCATCACGGGCGTTAAGTTGCCAACATGTATCAATGTAATTCCCTAGCTCGGGGTCATTCTTTACTATCGCCAATTGTTGCGAGGGCGATAGCTTGAGCCAATCTTGCCGCAACACGGTCGGCGCCGGAATGTTCTGTTTTGTCATTTACTTCAACCTTGTCCGTGAACATGCTCAAATGTTTTCCGAGCATTTCGCAACCCTTTAAAACTGCGGTCGGATTGAATTGATATTCGGCACCCTCGACAACTTCGTCTTGCGCTATTACTTGGCCGTCAGCGTCAACCGTTAAATGTGTTGTGTCGC